ATCAATCCAGTCATTGGAGACATTCCAATTTCGGCGTTATTGCCGAAGGACGTATTTGGCCTACTTAAACCGTTATGGCAGACGACGACTGATACTGGGGAAAACTGTAAGTCTGCAGTTTTCAAATTATTCCAGTGGGCTAAGGCGAAGGGATATTGTTCTCAAGAGAATCCGGCTGATCTAACTGGTGTACTCGGGGTACTTCTTGAGCCTTTTAAGGCAAACCGAAAACGGCACCAGAACTTGCCCGCACTAGATTTTCACGAGGTGCCTGATTTTATGGCTGAGCTCATGACTTTTTCAGACGTGAGCTATCGCATGACTGCGTTTTCTATTCTGACCGTACTTCGATCAAAGATGGTCCGTCTGGCAAAGTGGACAGATGTCGATTTTGAAGCCCGTACGCTCCGGATTCCAAATTCAAATTTCAAAACTAAGGGGAGAGGTGATCACACTGTGTATCTTTCTGACGAAGCATTGTCAATATTGACGGCGTTGCCTCGTGACTCCGAGTTGATTTTCCCTTCGCCCCGATTGAAAAAAGCTCTTTCTGATGCGGCAATGGGGCAGGTGTTCAGCAGACTACATCAGCGCAGTGTGAATAATGGTGGCAAGGGATGGGTTGATCCCGTTTTATCTGAAAAGGCCGGTCGGCCGATCACCGCAACTCAACATGGAACTGCTCGTGCGAGCTTTAAAACATGGTCGAAAAGCGGTGAAAATCGTCGGCTACTTGATGAAGAGGCGGTAGAGCTGTGTATGGCGCACAAGCTAAAAGACGACTACGGTGGGGCATACAATCGGGCTACTCTTGAAGCAGAGCGTCGAGCTGTCATGGCTGCCTGGGGACGGTTTTGCTTCCAGAAAATAGATTGACGGACATAAAAAAAGAGGAGTCCTTCGACTCCTCTATGCATCAACATGCAGCCAATCTCTCTCCTTCAAGCGATTTCAGATAGGCGTCTAGCTCCGATCGGCGAAAGACCGTAACTGTTGGCCCCATCTTTATCGGTTTAGGAAAAGACTTCCTCTCTTTTGCCCAACGCCACAATGTTGTGCGGCCGATTCGCATGTACAAGGCGGCTTCGGCGGGGCGCAGAAATTCATAATCCTTCAGTTGTTGGTGTTCTGTTTGTGTCATGGTTGACTACCTTAAAGTGGATCGATGTTGCTGATTCAAAATGAATTACGCAGTCAGTTCCAGATTGGGGTTACGGTCGATCAAGCCTTCATGGCGTAGGCGTTGATAGAAGAAATACAGTCCCTTGCCTGTTATTCGTGCATGTGCTTTTTTGTCGAGTTCCCCATCGGTGTGCTTGAACGTATGGAAGCGAGTCACCATCAAGCCCTTATTGATTGAAATTTGCATAGCTTGTGTGCCTTGTTTGTAAATAAATCCTCCCATACGGAGCCAGTCGAAGAATTTTCTGGGGCGGATGCTGAGCACTTTGGCGGCTTCGGTGATCGTATGCTCTGCGTCTGACGCGGTGACAGCCTCGGCAAATTCAACTTTAGGCGTATCACTCTTGACCTGAGCTTCAAGAGCCAAGCGTTGCTCATATTGCTCCGCCCATGCGCGGGCTGCGCAAGCAGGATTTGTGAAGTCTGGCAATGCAAATGCGGCAGGTTGTGCACGGAGTTTTGCAGTTGCTTCCTTTGCAACTCGTTCGCATTCGATGAAGTAAAGACGTGCCTCCTTGCCCCTCGGTGTATTGCTCATCATCGAAATTTCTTTTGATGCCGAGATCGTAAAAAAGTACTCAGTAGGTGTTTTCCCTGAATTCCCCCTTTTGGGGGATAGTGATTTTCCTGAAATTTTTACATAGTCCACATTTTCAGCAAATGCAGCGCGTTCAATCTGAGCTTTTACCCATGTCGAAAAGTCCTTGCCGATTCCGAGAAACCGGTGAAGGTCTCTAGCACTGCAGGTCTGCACCGTTTCGTCGTTGATGCGGGCTGACGAAAGTTTGATCAGTTCATTCATTAAGAATGCTCCAATAGAAAAAGGCCCCGGATCTCTCCGAGGCCTTGAGGTTAGAAAAGTGTGTTAGTTATGCGGGCTGATGGCTCAGCCAGTGTTTGTAGCAAGGGAGCTCCTTGACGCTGTATCCGATCTTGTCGAGAGAGGACTCAAGGTTCAGCCAGTTGAAATCGTGGACAGCCTCCCACATGGAGGCGGCGTAAGGAGAATCAACGCTCCGGAGGAAGTCGACATAGCGCTCGAGGTTTGCGCGGTGGAGGTAGCGCCACGTGTAGACGAGAGAACGTAGTTCCTCCATGAAGTGCGCCTTGACGGTGTAGTACTTCGGCGGGATCGGCTCGTCGTGATAAGTGGCAGCCTCGATGCGCTTGATCTCTTCCTCTTCGTGCTTGACCCACTCAGCGCGGGTTTTGACGGGCACTGTCTGGATGAAAGCGAGTGCGGCTTCGAAGTCCTTCTTCTGCAGGCAGGTGTACCGCGGGATGCGGAAATGGTCCTTGAGGGCGGAGTAGATCACGCGGAAGTTCTTCCCGATGCCGGCGGCGCGACGTCCGACTGCGCGCTGAATTTCGCGCTGCTGGGCCTCGTCGATGTAGGCGGGGCCGGCGTAGTAGCCCTGCTTGCGGATAGCGGGAAGCACCTCAGAGGTGACCCAGCGCTTGAAGCGCTTGGCACTCTCTAACTTGGAGCCGAAGATCAGTGCGTATAAACCAGACTCGGTGACGCAGTTGACGGTTTGCTTGCCGCCAGCGGTGTCGATCTCGGCCTTGACGATGTCTTCAGGGTCGACGAGATCAGCTATCGCCTTACGCGGGTTGCTGTGAGAAAGCGCCTTGCAGATGTCGATAGCGACAAAGAGGGGCGCTTCAGGCGTGCCGAGCGTGCGGACGGAAGTATTCTCAAACGAGAAGGCAATAATGGACATTGAAGTCTCCTTAGATTCATTTTGAATCCCGTCCTCACCGAGACCAATCGGTGGCGGGCGGGCTTGCAGGTTGGTCTACCGCTCTAAGGAAACGGCCCTCCGAAGAGGCCTGCAAGCCCTCCCATAAAGGAGACTTGCAAAGGGGGGGGGGGGTAACGCGCAGTTACTCCCTTTTTGCGAAGATGAAAAAAGCCGCTTCCAACGGTCGGCGGCTTCATCCTACGCCTTAGAGTCGGGAGACCAATCCCGCCTGCTTCACTGGGAAGCATTGCGGACATTGTGCCCGATCTTAGGCGCTGTGTCAAAATACTATATGCGTTCGTACATCGGAGAAACAGATGCCTGAAGTCGTTGCCTCAAATGCTGATATTGAAGTCTTGGATAACTGCAGTCACAAGAATGGGCATCGTTACTGGCTAGCGAAGGAGTTCATGCTACGTTTGGGATATAGCTCTTGGGACCAGTTTAGGAGGGTCATTAACAGGGCTATTGCTTCATGTGCAAAGTTAGAACTGGACGTCTCTGAGGCATTTGAACAGATCCGTAGCGACGATGGCCGACTGGTTGACTACAAGCTGAACCGGTTCGCTTGCTTTCTGATTGCGACTTACGCTGACGACAAAAAGCCTGAAGTGCAACGCATCAAGATAGCCCTGTCTGCCTTTGCTGAGACAGTTATCCAAGCCGCAATCGACTCGAACAGCGTCCTCCGTATAGAGACGCGAGAAGATCTAAAGTCTGCGGAAAAGCTCTTGAGCTCAGCCGCAAAGGAAGCCGGAGTTAACTCAGGCGAGTTTGGGCTATTTAAAGACGCAGGATTCCGAGGCATGTACAACATGTCTCTCGCGGATCTCCGGGCCCATAAGGGCGTGATTGGTAACGGACGTAAGTCTCCAGTTTTATACGACTTCATGGGCATAACGGAACTGGCGGGCAACTTGTTCCGAGATACGCAAACCGCGGAGCGCATTCGCAGTAAAAATGTTCGTGGGCTTAGAGAAGCCGCAGATTCTGCACGAACGGTTGGTAAAGAAGTGCGCGACATGATGATCCGAAATAGCGGTGTCAAGCCGGAAGACTTACCCGTTGAGGAAGACGTCAAGAAAGTGAAGACTCGTCTCAAGAAGGCCAGTCGAACCATGATCAAACATGACAAAAAATGAGAGGACTCTTTGCCGCCCATGTTTTTTGATGCCGCCCGCCTAAGCGCGCATCCACGTGGGAGGCGGTTTTCACGACCAGTCAGTGACAGGCGGCATCAAGATGAAGCCCCTGGGCGGGGCTGAAATCCAAATTAAGTTTGGGGTTTATGATGATTTTTTACTCTTCATTCTGGCGGCCCCTTTTTAGCTGATGACGACGGACTGACGGTCTTCGAGAGCCGCGCCGGGAATGACCTCACCGGATTTTAGGGCCTTTTTGAGGGCCACTTTATCCGGGTCGATGGTCGTTTTGACGTGCTTGAATGCGTCCGGCAGCGCGTCGATGTCGAAGACGGTGACGGCCTGAGACTTACCGATGCGGACGGATGCCATGACGCCCTTGACCTTTCCGCCCATAGCTTCGAGCGCGGGCATCATGTAGGCCTTCAGGCGCTCGGACTTGTTCTCCAGTGCCTTACGGCGCTTTGCAAGACGCTCTTCTTCAGCCTTGATAGCTTCGGCTTCGGCCTTGAGTTCGCGGCAGTAGCAAGCCGTCCCTTCGAGCTTTTCAGCTGCTGCGGTGGTGTACTCCGCGTAGGCGGCAAGGGCTTCGCCATCGACCTCACCCGTATCGGGATCGGCGTCGAGGCGGTCGAGAAGTTCGCGCAGCGCGCCGGGGATTTCGTAAATTTTCATTTTGAGTGCTCGCAAAAAAGCCCCGGTGGTTGACCGGGGCTGAATGGTTGTTAGAAGGGCATGTCGTCATCGACTGGCGGATCAGGCGGCATAGAAGCTGCGCTGGAGGTCTGTGCCTGCGTTCCTCCGTCAAGCTTGCGCACCGCCTTAGGATGCTCCTTCAGGTTCTTAAGAAGCGCGGGGATAGCCGTGGCTTCAGTCGCGCCCGAATCGATCTCCTTAGCGGTTCGACCGGTGGCCGGATCGAATGCGCGTCGGATCGTCATGTCGTTGGCGATCTTTACCTCCCCTAGATAGAGGTATTCGCGGGGCTCTGCTTCAAGGACGAGGCCGATTGGCTTTCCTTCGATCGCCTTTCCGCGATAGCCCTTCACGATCTCGCCTTTCATGGTGCGTACATTGCCTTCGACCCATTCGACCGACTCGGTTTTGGAGCAAAAAAGCATGGACTGGAAGATACCCATACCAAAAGCCTCTTCGCCGTCGCTTTTGACGATGCAAAGCGAGAGCCACGCCGTGGCTCCATCATTCGATTCGAAGTAAAACCGGAGCATCGCGGCTCCGTTCTTCGTTTCGTACTGCTCTGCCTGCAGGATCTTTCCTTTGTAAGCCCCAGTTTCAAAGATGCGGGCCGGGGTTTCGCTCCTGATGGCAGATACCTTGTCGGCCTTGATAGTTCCGATGATCATTTAGATTCCTTTGCCGATTCTTCGGCGGGTGTTGAAATTCCGTAGTACTCGCAGATGGCCTTGTCGACCTCTGCAAGGTCGTTGTCGATCTCGTCTTCTTCGAACATCCCAAGAGGAGATTTCACGGTGTCGAAGCCTGAGTTGTGAGTGCGAAAGAGGTACTTGCCCTGATCGACCGCTGTTCGAAGGACGGTTGTGAACATCCCTTCAATGACGATCTTTTCGTCCAGCATCTGCCCGATCGTTTTGATGCGCGTCACGCCATCCTTGACCACCGTGTGCGCAAGGAGATAGACGCGTTTTGCATCGTCGAGCTCTGAAGCGGTCTTGGCGAGATCGAACCCGCAGCCGCCGATCTGATTCCACTTGTCATAGCCTCCGACGTTCCGCAACTCCATCATTCTGAAGGATAGGAAGTACTGCCAATCGTCGATGACGATGATCTCCTTTGAGGTCTCCTTCATGGACTGAAGGATGAAGGGGACGTTGGACGTGCAGAGGATGTTGCCGCCACTCAGGCGTGTGAGCTCTTCTCGCTCTCGCTTGTTCTCGACAACTTTTTTAGTTCCGAGCTGAACAAACTTCCAGCCAGTTGACCTGAAAGGAAGCGGTTTTTTGACCGGTTGGATGATTAGCGTTTTGGTTGGATCGATATTGCGAAGGGAGCAAGTCTTGCCTGACCCACTTTCGCCCAAAACAAGCGTTCCGTAGCTCATGTATGATTCTCCGTGTGGTTAAAACGCGAAGACTTCATCGAACTCTTTTCGCATGCGCTCGATGTCGTCTTCGTCTTGCCCGGACATAGGGAGGTTTGCGGAGGCCTGTTCGGCTTCCCAAACCTCTTTTTCTTTCTGGTCATTCGGTGTCATTTGAACCACCTTTCCAAGATGTAGCGAATGAGGTCGAAAAAGCCCGCCTGTTTGGGGGCGGGCTGTGCGGTTGTTCGCAGCTGTTCGGCCGCTCTTGGTCGTCTGGCGGCCCCGGCGCGCTTCTGCTTCCGGCTGCTTGAGCCATTCGGCCCGGTCTGCTGAGTCGGTTGTCATCGGAAAAATCTCCCTAGTAAAAAGGCGAGCCCCTGGAGGAAGCTCGCCTTGGTGTGTTTCGTTGCTTTGGTCTTGCGCTCTCTCGCTCGGGCGTTGCGCGCTGCGCATGCCCTGCGCTGGCGCTTGCTGAGCTGAGAGCGATGCCGGTGCGGGTGCTGGGGGATGGTCATTGCGGTTCCTTCTCTGAGCGGGTGAGGTCACTCCAAAGCGCGAAGAGTGCGAGACGCTTTGCGCCTAGCTTGGCGTCCAGTTCACCTATCAGGCGATGAACTTCATCTTCCTTGCCCTCCTCGTAGCGCTCTCGGATGATCGAGAGCTCTCCGGTCTCGTCCTTAGACCAAGCGTGAGACTCGCGGAGCTTCTTGAAGATCTGAATGAGCTCCTTTTTGGTGCGCCTGATCATGCGGCGTCCTCAGCACGGTCGCGCTTGTTCTCCTCGTACTCGTACTGAGACCATTCCTTGCAGGCCCGGTCGGCCTTGTGCAGGATGCGGTCGATGATGTCGAAGAACTCACCGCCCTTGGCAGCCTCGCGGTCGAACGCTTCGCGGAAGCCCTCGACGTTGTACAGGGAGCGCTCTAGGACGCGGCGTGCGCGGGTCTCGCGGTCATAGCTGGAGAGGAGCGCCCACCACACCCCAAGTTCGTAGAGATCGCGGTAGAAGTCGATCTCGAGCTCAGCCGCTCCGGAAAGGCAGCGCGGAGTGAATTCGGTTTCGTTCATGATGAAGCCTCAGTTGGTAGCGAGGTATTTGAGGAGGTATGAGCCGCCGTAGATGACAAGGCACATCGTCGCGAAGAAGATGACCCCGCCGATGACGCCGATCATCTGAGCTTGATGCTCTCTGGCGAGCTCAGCCGGGGTAAAGCCCTTGGCCGGGCGGCCCGTCAGCGCGTCGAGCAGGAATTCCGTGAACTTGGTCATTTGCGGCTCCTCATCTGGTGAGCAAGTGCAGCACCCGCCGCGAAAGCGAAGCCCTCGCGGTCTTCAATGTCCTCGTCAATGTCGAGGAGCTGCTGGAGGTGTCCGCGAAGAAGAGCAGCAAGCTCCACGTCGGCCGTGTAGATCGCCTTATGGATCACGCTTCGGAACCCCTTGCAGGCCTCCCACATGTCGGCGTGGTTGAACAGCCGGAAGTCCACGAGGGTTTTGTAGGTGCTCATGTCGTGCTCAAAGAAAAGCCCCCAGCGCGCGAAACGCTGAGGGCGTGAAAAGTGGTAGATCAGGTTCAAGCCGTCTCCCGGAGACGTGCCTTGCATGGGGGCGCAGCATTCTTGGAATAAATGCCGAGGAAGCGGCTTGAAGCTGGGCTCTCAGAGGAGAGCATGAAAAAGCCCCCGCACCTTTCGGTACGAGGGCCTGATTGTTCGCGTCAGCGGTTAGTGACGATGCTTTGGGGGAAGACCGCGAAGTAGGTACAGGGCGAATGCCGCACCGATTACGCCAAAGATGGCTACTAGCGTCCATAAGTCCATGTTCATCGCTCCAAAAGGTATGTGAGTAAGAGGCTGACCGCCAAGAACCCCAGTCCAATCAACGCCCCTTGGAAGTTGTACTGGAAAAGCCCTAAGGCCAGACCTGCAACACCTACTTTCTCATAGATGTCGGCGATCCTTTTCACTAGAGCCCGTTTTTGATTGTCAGTAAGTGTCACGTCGTATCCCCGTGTGTCTCTGCAATCCATTATACGAAAAGCCCACCTCAGCCCGCTCTTGAGAATGGGCTGAAGTTGGCCTTCTCCCTCTGGGGTAAGCTGAACTTGTCGCGGCTCTCACATTGCGACTTTGTTCAACTACCTCAGAGGAGAAAACATGAGTGTTTATGACGTGCTTGCTCAAGCGATTGAGGAGCGCCGGGTGGTGACATTCACATACGATGGATTCCTGCGCGTCGTTGAGCCTTTCTTGCTCGGCACCACCACCGCAGGGCGTCCCGCGCTGCGCGCTTACCAAACAGCAGGCGGTAGCAGGTCAGGCACAGTGCCCGGGTGGCATCTGTTCTCGCTTGGCAAAATCGTTGGCCTAACCACATGCCAAAAGCAATTCTCCGGTGAGCGACCGCTCTACAACCCCGCTGACGAAGGTATGCAATCCATCGGCGTTCATATTTAGCCTGAGCGCCGCAGTTACACGGCCCCGGCGGAAGCGCGGGGCCGTTGTGAACTGCACAATCGCTGTCGTGTTGAATCATGGTGTTCTCCATTCAGATTCAAGTCTCCTCCCGGAGAAGCCTTAAATCACTCTCTCGCTCCGAGAAGAGGCTTGAATATGAGGTCTCCTTCGGTGCGAAGATATGAACGTCGGACTCCCATTCGACATTCCGTATCAACTCACCGAAGGAGAAATCCATGTTCGATGATCTGAACCCTCAAGGTTTTTATCCGGGGGAGAACCTTCCAAAACTCTCAAAGGCTGAAGTTTTGTTCTTTGGCCTGCTCATGTCCGGTGCGATCAAGTTGGATCGCATCCCCACAACCAAAGCAGGTGAGGAGCTCGACTACTTTGATGAGGGCGACTATGAAGTCATGAACCCGCTGAATCACGATCTCGAGTTGCTGGCTGATCTCTATGAGAAATGCCGCCGGTTTGCGGCTCGCCGTGATGAACAGAAGTAAGTTGCCGTAAGGCTTCAACCTCATCGAAGAAGGCGCTTAGGGCTTCCTCGAACGCCTTCTTTTGGTTTTCAACCTCTTCCCGCGTGATTGGAGCGATGTAACTGCCGCCTGTTCCCAAAACATTTTTGCCTTCGCGAAACGAGGCAGCGTTAATCGCCTGCGCATACGCACTCGCGGCAATCAGAAGCCAGCGCAATTCGTTTTCGGCCGTCTTGCTCCTCCCAGGAAGCGAAGCTTGAAGTATCGCTTGGCGTCAATTTCCATCTCTTTCTCCTATGAAAAAGTCTGTGAAAGCGTCATCGGTGCAACGAACTGCTTCGCCCATGATCGGATAGCAAACCGCATCGAATGCGGCATAGGCGGCCGCCAGCGCATAGATGATCCGAGCATCTTCTTCTGTGATCGGCGTAACGATCAGACGGCCGTCTTCAATTTCTACCTTCATAAATCCTCCTAAGAAAGACCCACAGAAGCGCTCTCAAAAGAAAGCGCTTCAATTGGCCTTTCTCTCTGCCCGATGGTCTGAACCAACTCCCGGACAGAGAGATTCACTGCTCAGGTCTGCCTATGTGCGCTCTTACTCGCTCGGCGGGAGGTACTAGCTCCGCGCCTTGAGGCTTTCCGTCGCCCGTCTGACTAATCATCATCCGGTGCCCCTCCCAGCTTCCGGCCGGGGGAGGGAGATATCGGCCTATATGTGTGCCGATAGATGTGACTATAAACATGTCTATCATCAATGTCAATAGGTGTAGCTATACAAGCATGTATAAAAAAGCCCGTATAGGTAACGGGCTAAGGAAGGTTCAGGGGCATTCTATCGTCTTCGCCGATATGACCGCCGGTGTTCAACCATAACGCCAATGACGGCAAGTCCTTCTGTGCGCGAGTTGTATATTGGATAGTCCTCATTAAGTGGGATCAATTCGAAGATTTCATTCCCATATTCGTCATATCCGCGGGGACGATATTTTTTGAAGGTTGTTTCCATGTCATCTGAGAACTTACTGCCCCTTGTAGCAATCACAAAATCACCAGGCATCGGATGAATAGTAGGGTCAATGACGATGATGTCTCCCTCTCGGAAATCTGGTTCCATCGAACTTCCAATAACCTTGAGGGCGTAGCAATCGTCGGGCAGGTCCATGTCTACCCAAATGAAATCTCCGCTTTCGATTGCTGCCTGTCTAGCGGCAATTTGCCCTGTTGACGTGGGATCTCCAGCCTGTATATATGAAAGGATGGGAATCCTTTTCATCCTCCCACGAATAGGCTCAACATTGCTTTGATTAGCGGGAAGCTGGTCGTTTGATACAAGAGGGTCTCCTACGCCATTAACGATCCAGTTTTGATTGAGAGGCAATTTGGAGCAAATAGCAAGAGCCGGAGCGGACTTCATGTTTTTCGTCTTGCCCGACACCCAACTTGCCACAGAGGGCTGCTTGATGCCCGCCAACGTGGCTAACTCCGATTGCGAGATATGGAAGTGCTGAAGCACCCAAGAGATTCTTTCTGAAAGCGTTGTCATGATAGACAAGCCTATCGGTTAGCGTGAACGGAATGTCTATTACTTGTGATATAGTTACTTCTATCACTATCTATAAATGTAAAGAGACACCTATGGCAAAACAGAGCAATCTGCGTGCAACTGCGATCGCTCGCGATCTCGTTCGCGAGGTCGGTAGTCAAAGGAAGACCGCCGAACTTGTGGGTGTGAAGCAGCCGTCAGTATTTGCATGGACAAAAAACGGGCTCACAGCGACTCGTGAAAACGATCTTCGATTCCGCTTTCCAGAACTTCGGGTCTGGAAGCGTTACCCGCCGCTTACCTCTGCTGAGGCCAACTGATGTTCATTCGTCCAGAACTTCGCAAGGGCGATATCGATGTTCGCGTGAAGGCCCCCAAGGATCTTGTCGATAAAGTCGACCTGATCTCTCTTGCGCTTGGTCTGACGCGGCAGGACATCGTGCTTGTTGCTCTGGATGCCTACCTTAATGAAACGCTGGCAGTAGCAAGAGTACTGAATCAAGTCGAGGCATCGCAACGGAATTCAAACGGCGTCATAACGGCAGGAGATGCGCGATGAGTTATGCCGCAGAGAGATGGGCCAGGGCGCAGAGGGTAGGTAATGCCCGCGCTAAACAAGTACTTGTAGAGCTTGCGAATTGCCACAACGGCAAAACGGGCAAGTGCACTCCGGGCATCAAGTACCTCCATGAGGTAACTGAGCTCAAGGAAGACACGATTTCTACCGCGACAAATTTCCTGCAGTCGAAAGGCTTCATCAAGAAGACGTACGTGGCTGTCGAAAAAGGCCGCGCAATCAGCTACGAACTTCTCGGCTTCAATCCTCAGGAATGGGAACGGAAAAAAACTGAGGATAGCACCGAAAACGGGTTGACCCAAAACCGGGGTAACCCCGAAAGCGTGGGTCCCCCCGAAACCGGGGCGACGGATAGCCCCGAAAACGGGGGGACGGGTACCCCCGAATTCGGGGGTGAAACAGGGAATAAGAACAGGGAAAGGAACAGGGAAGTTAACAGTGCTTCTATGCGCACTTCCGGAACTTCGGCGTCTATCGCCGCCGTCGCATCTGCGCAAGCGCAGACGCCCTATCCCGAAGACTTCGACCAGTCTCTTTTCGACGAGTCCTTGTACGAGGAAGCTCGCTCGATGGGTTCAGAACCCAATGTCGAGATCACCATCGAAGCACCTGCGCCTGCTCCCCAAAAGCGCAAGGCCGCTCCTCGACGCAGGCCCGCCACTCCATGCCCGTTCGACGCCGATGCCTCTATCCCCGATGAGTACAAGGCCATCGCTGAAAAGGTCGGCATTGGGAACCCTCAGCAAGTCTTCTCCGCCTTCGTCAATCACGCCCTCGCCACCGACCGCAGATTGACCGTCTGGCCCGCAGGCTTCCGCACTTGGTGCCTCAACGAACTTCGATACCACCCACTCCAAACAGCCAAGCCGAAACCTCTCCACCAAAGAACTGCTGACGATTACAACTGGTGAACCCCATGCCTGAACTTCAAAAAGCTTTCTCAAAGCAAGCCCTGCAGCCGATATTCACGCAGATTGAAGCCGTGCGTGTTGCAAGCCCGCCTCCACGAGCTCTCCCCAAAAAGTCCGAGCGCGAGCTAAAGGCGGACGAACTCAGTTCGCGCTTCAGCGAACTTCACGTCTCTCTGTCCCGCTGCCTCTCGTGGCTTCGGCAGCCGACCGCAGAAACCTTCTCGAACTTTCAGCTCGACGCGGCCGAAAAGGGTCAGGCCAAGGCGCTCGCCATCTCGAAGCGCTTCTCCGAACGCCTCATGACGCGCTTCCTTGATGAGTCTCACCCCGAGGCCGGAATCCTTTTCCTTGGGTTCACAGGAACCGGCAAAACGCACCTCGCTAAGGCCATCCTCACCGACCTCGCGGCGCGCAAGGCACCCGGATTCTTCATCCCGGCGTCGGAATACTTCGACCTTTACACGCCAGCCTACGCTGCGAAGCTCGATCAGCCGCTCTGGAAAATCCGCCAGTGGCTCGCCTCGACCTCCTGCCTCGTCATCGACGAGGTGGGTACAAGCGCTTGGACCGACGCCCGCAAAGATCGACTGCAGCAGATCATCGACCTGCGTACTGCGAACCGACTCCCCACCATCGTCACGACAAACCTCGTCGCCGCTGACTTCGATGCCGCAGGCGCTGAGCGTATCGCCTCGCGCTTCAATCAGGTTCTTTACCCCATCAAATGCACTTGGTCGGACTTCCGCAAGCGCTCTGCCCTCAAAAACCTCAAGCCCGAGGAGGTGTTCTGATGGACCTATCCAGCAAGCTCATCATCACGACGCTTTCAATCTGTGCGGCGGCATGGGCCGTCATGAACGCAATTCTTGTCAAAAAGCTTATTGAGGCCGAACGGTGTCTTGACCAGCTTGAGACACGGATTTCACTTCTGGCCAACTCTGACAGCCATGACCGCAAACGTCTGATGGATAAAGCTCGTGCTTTGAATACGCCATCAGGCCGACGTCGAGCGAAACAACGATCGGGCGCGATCCTGTCAGACATGGCTGAACGTAAACGTCTGGCGTCCATTCGTGCTTCGAATCAACGCGGGTATGAATCGGCAGCGAATCAAGAAAATCCTCGCGCGGGTGTGCCGCGATCTTATGGCCTGGAATGAGAAGGCGAGAAACGTGAGTTGACGACTTCGATCGAATCTTGATCCGAATGTACGTGTGTTCCTCGAATGGCATCGAACTGACACCTTCTATCTCGATCCCTTTGAGGGGCGTTGTGTACTTCTGCCAAAACATGAGCAAAGCCGTTCCAGTCGTAGCGATGGCGGTGAGAGCGCTAAAAAATGAATCAATCAAAGTTTTTCTCCGTGGGTTGGTTGAACAAAGCAGAACTTCTCAGGGCCCTGCAGTTCAATCATCCCACGGGGGACCAAGGAGGTAAATCAACTGTGAGCATCAAAGAAAAACTCAAACAATTGCTGAGCGAACTGGGCCCATACCTGGTTACAGCCTTCGCGTGCGTCAATGCCGCTTTCGTCGGAATCGATCTCTTCGGGAATGAAGGCGCTTCAGGCCTGATTCGCTTCTTCCAGTTCGTGTGTTTTGTGTTCGCCCTCGGATGTGCGCTCTTCTGCCTCGTTCAGACCGTCGTCCACTGCTTCATCCACGCCTTCTCACGGTGGATCAGCCGGACGACCTTCATCCTGAGGGAGCGACATGAGTGAGTGCCTCCGATGCCGCAACTGCGCACCGCTCGAGCCGCTGCCGAAAGGCGATCCGCTTCGCCTCCACAGAGGCCAGTGGGGGATGCTCGCCAGAGGCCTCGTCTACTGCTCTCTCCCCGGGGAGATCGGCGGATACAAGCGATTTCGCTCCGTCGAGTCCGTGGACTACTGCGAGCACTTCGAGCCCGAGCCCGATGCCGACCGCATAGCACGCCGGATTAAGACCGTCAAGATTCTTCGCGCCGCCTTCGACAAATGGCGCATCGATAAGCAACTCAAAGCCAAACAAGCAAAGGACAAAAAATGACGCTCAAGAAAGTCTCCCGTCTCATGCCCATCGATCCGCCTTCCAAGGAACACACGCCGAAGCGCCCGCCTTTCACTTTCACTGAGGTGGACATCGACGACATCTCCACCTATCCGCCTGAAGGTGCCGCGCTCTTCTTCGTCCTAAAAGAAGGTGCCTGGGATCGCTTCTACGGCGAACGTCGAGGCTTCACCGTCTTCTCCGATCTCTACGGGCTCACTTTCAAGCTCGACCAGATCAAGGCATGGTCTCCCGCAGGCTTTACATCCTCGGAGAGCTATCAGCGTGAGTTGAGGAAGATCCGTGGTTAAGCTCACTATCCCCGGCACACCACAAGGCAAGGCACGCCCGCGCTTCTCTCGAACCGGGCACGCCTACACGCCGGACGCTACCCGCCGCTACGAAGCCCGCGTATCGGTCTACGGCAAGTACGCCATGTGCAACAAAGACATTTTTCGCGGAGCCGTCAAGGTCTCAATCCTGGCCGCTTTCCTCGTGCCAGATTCGTACTCTCAGAAGCGCCGCGCAGCATGTCTGCAGGGCAGCGAGCGCCCGGCCAAGAAACCCGACATGGACAACATCATCAAGATCATCTGCGACGGCCTGAATGGCATCGCGTGGAAGGATGACGCTCAAGTCGTCGAAGTTTCGGCCACGAAGACATATGCCGAATTCCCTTCCGTCACCGTCTACATCGAGGAGCTCGAATGATCGACCCATACTTCGAACGCCGCCTTGCCAACTGGACGCGATACATCCGAGGCGGCAACGGGCCCGCCGGAATCTCGGCCACCTATCAGGCAATGGCCGCGCTCCGCCTCTATGGCCCCAATGCGCCCGCAGAAGCCGAGAGCCAGGGTGCGCCCGGAGCAACGGCCATCGACGTGCGGGACGCCGAAAAGCTATGCGCCGCCTATGCAGGCCCGTGGATGACCCCGCAGGAGAAGAAAGCTCTCCGTCTCAAATACGGCCTCGGGCTCTCCGATATGACCTGCGCCCGCCGCATCCGCGTGGGCTATCGCTTCTTCCTGAAGCAGTTCGAAGCCATCGTCAGAAAGTTTCAGCGAATCGTCGAGACAAATTTCGACGAATCCGATGTATAATGACGTCACAGTTTGAACACCGCTACTTCTACGTACGCGAGACAATGATCCCGGTTGGGATCTTTGCCGTACCCGGAAGGAACACAAGCCCGATCAGAGATGACCGGGCTTTTTTGATGCGCAACGAATAAACTATACACACTAAGTATTGACAGGTATGCATAAGGTGTGTACAATTACTCCTGTAACTTGATAGGAGGCGTTATGACTAGCGCAGAAATGATCAAGTTGCTTGAAAGCCTCGGCTGGAAGGTGGATCGACAAAAAGGATCCCACGTCCAGCTTAAAAAAGACGGGGTTCCGGAATTGATCACGGTTCCGCATCCTCGTAAAGATCTGAAGAAAGGTCTAGTTCAAAACCTTAAGAAGATCGCAGGCATCAAGTAACGATCAGGTAAGAGGGACAACCCCGTCCCCTTACTACTGCAATAGCGCGCTTCGAAAACTAGGAGTGAGCATGAATTACGTTGTCGCGATCGAGCCGGGAGATGCAGAAAATCCCGACTTTGGCGTCATCATCCCCGACCTTCCCGGTTGCTGCTCTCAAGGGGACGATCTCGATCAAGCCATCCGGAATGCGACTGAGGCCGCAGGGCTCTGGCTTGACACCGCCTTCGATGAGGGAAGATCGGCTCCGAAGGCCACTCCGTTTGCCACGCTTTATGCCGAGCATCCGGAATGGCGCGACTGGATTTGGGCGGCTGTTGATGTAGATCTCAGCAAGCTCAGCGATAAGGCCGAACGTATCAACATCACCATCCCTCAGCGCGTGTTGCGCCGCTTGGATGCCACAGCTCGTGCGGCTGGCGATTCAAGATCGGGCTACATCACGCGCATGGTTATGAGCGGAAATTGGTCATAATTAACCATCCGAGGCCTCTCAGGCGCTAGTCACTCGGATACCAAAGGGCTTCTCTCCGGAGAGGCCCTTTTCTTTTGGAGGGCCGCCATGACAGCCAAGAAGACGACCCCGAAGAAGACGGGCCGACCTACCAAATATTCTGCGGCTCTGGCTGAAAAGATTTGCGACCTCATCCGCGAGGGAAGCTCTCTGCGCAAGATTGCAAAGATGCCCGGCATGCCCGCTGTGGACACAATGCGGAAGTGGAAGGACATGTATCCCGACTTTCTCGCACTGTCCGCGCGCGCGCGAGCCGAAAGCGCCGCACTCTACGCGGAGAAGGCAGTAGAGGTTGCTCAAGAGGCTTCCGACTACGCCGACCTGATTGCGTCCGGTAAGGCCACAAGGCTCGGCGTCCCGATATGCGACCTGCCTAAGGGCTACGTCGATGCGAAGAAGCTCCTCTATCAGGCCCTGATCAGAGAAGCCGCGCTTAGAGACGATTCGCGCTTCGGCGATCGCAAGACCGTGAAGGTTCAGAGCGACACGCCTGATCTTTCCACGATCGACATGGAAAAGCTCAAGGCCGCAAGAGAGTTGCTGTATGACGAGACTCCCGACACTGATCGAACTTGATCAGGAGATTGCGCGGCGCAGCCTGTCAGAGTTCTGCAAGATGGCATGGCACGTGCTCGAGCCTGCTACACCGATCAAGTGGGGATGGGCGCTCGATGCAATGTGCGAGCATCTCGAGGCAGTGCATAACGGCCAGATCAAGCGCCTTCTGATGAACGTTCCGCCGGGCATGATGAAATCACTGCTCACTGGCGTCTTCTTTCCTGCTTGGGAATGGGGCGCAGGCGGAAATCCTTCTCTGCGATATCTGACAACTGCGCATAAGGAAGACCTCGCAATCCGAGACAACCTGAAGTGTCGACGCTTGATCTCCTCCGATTGGTATCAGGAGCGATGGAGCGTCGAACTGTGCGGCGACCAGAACGCAAAGAAGAAGTTCGAAAACACGGCTACTGGCTTTCGTGAGTCTATGGCTTTCCGAAGCCTCACTGGCTCTCGAGGCGACCGCATCATCATCGACGACCCGCTGTCTGTCGACGATGCGTTCTCGCAGGCCGCGCTCCTCTCCGCAGAGACAACCTTCCTCGAGGCTGTTCCGTCTCGAGTGAACAACTCGGACTCGGCGATCATCGTGATCATGCAGAGATTGCACGAACGCGATACGTCGGGCGTGATCCTCGCGAAGGAGCTGGGTTATGACCACTTGATGTTGCCGATGCGCTTCGAGGAAAGTCGCAGGTGCAAGACCAGCATCGGCTTCACCGACCCTCGCCAGAAAGAAGGTGAGCTGCTCTTTCCCGAGCGCTTTACCGCCGCTCAGGTGGATGAAATGGAGAAGGTCATGGGCGGCTATGCTGTTGCAGGTCAGTTCCAACAGCGCCCGGTGCCTCGAGGCGGCGGGCTTTTCAAGAGTGACTGGGTGCAGTACTGGGACACTTTGCCCGAGCGCTTCGATGCGAGTGCGATCTCGTGGGACATGACTTTCAAAGACTCGAAAGCGTCCGACTTTGTTGTCGGGCAGGTTTGGGGCAGAAAGGACGGCTGTTTCTATCTCATCGACCAATTCCGCGGTCAGTGGGACTTCGTTAAGACGCTCGAGCAGTTCGTCGCGGCCGCGAGGAAGTACCCGCGGATCACCCGAAAGCTCATCGAGGACAAGGCGAACGGCCCGGCGATCATCAGCGCGCTCAAAAGGAAAGTGACCGGCATCATCCCGATCACTCCGAAAGAGAGCAAGGAAGCCCGAGCGAACGCGGTAACGACGCTCTGGGAGGCCCGGAACGTCTACCTACCGCCTCCGGACCGCTATCCGTGGGTGGCGCAGGACTTCATTCCTGAGCTCCTCGCTTTCCCGTCTGGCGCTCACGATGACGGGGTCGACGCGATGACCCAGGCATTGAATGACCTGAATCGCCACTCTGGGCTGCACATCGACCCGACAAATCTCGCCTACCTTGCCCAGCGCTAGGGAGGCGCAAAAGGAAGCCCCGCGGCGCGACCAACGCCCGGGGCTTCAATGATTGGACAAGCTACGTATGGCAAAGACCAAGAAAAAGGCGAAGACTGAGGCCCGGGCCGAGAAGCGATCCGGCATCCTCGATCAGGCTCGCCGCGCCGCTCTTATGGAAGAGCTCGGCGCCCAGCTTTACGCCCCTCCGCCAGCTGCCAAGGTCTTCGAGACCGAAGAAAAGGTCCGCGAGCGCTTCGCCCTCCCGGTTACGCTCGGCACGACCGAAGAGGTCCGGCTGGCGCAGGACGCTGAGCTTGCCGATACCGGGCTGTACTCGACGATTTACAAGTCCCTGCAGCAGCACGGCTATGAGCTCGGACAGTATCCGACGACGTCGTTCATCGGCTACGGCGCCCTACAGCAGATCGCTCAAAATGGCATGATCCGCGCCTGCGTGCAGACCGTCTCCGACGACATCACGCGCGAGTGGATCCAGATCACCGGCTCCGACGATGGCGAGAAGGTGGACGAGCTTCAGAAGCTTCAGGAGAAAAAGTATCACCTCCGGGGGCTCTTTCACGAGGCCGCAACAATCACCGGGTACATGGGCGGCGCCTTCATCTTTATCGATACCGGCGAAGAGAAGACTGAACTTCCTCTCCGCATCAATGACACCTCGGCCGAGCTGGTGAAGGGCGGAACGCTCCGCTTCGTCGTGGTCGATCCGGTCAGCGTGTCGCCCGGCGACTACAACTCCTCCAATCCGCTTAAGGCCGATTACATGAGGCCGAAGTGGTATTGGGTGCTCGGCCAGCGCGTCCATGCTTCGCGCATGATCCCGCTCTACGACAACCCCCCGCCGACGCTTCTCCGGCCCGCATACAACTTCCTTGGAATCCCGCAGGCGCAGATTCTCTGGGACTACGTGATGCACTGGAACCAATGCAGGGTGTACACGGCGGACCTCGTCAGGAAGGTCTCGCTTCTGGTCTTTCAGACGAGCACGGACGACATCTTCAACTCGCCGAACGGCCTGCAGCTCTTCGACATCCGCATGAAGGCCCTGCAAAGGTATCGCGACAACTCCTCCGTCTTCGTCTGCGACAAGGACGCGGAGGCCGTGATGAACGTCCAGACGTCCATCGCCGGATGCACGGACGTTGTCCGGCAGTCGCTCGAGATGATCGCGGCGCTCAATCGGACCCCGGCCGTCAAGCTCTTGGGCATCAGCCCGAGCGGCTTCAACGCGACCGGCGAGTCGGATATCCGCAACTACTACGACTACATCAAATCGAAGCAGGAACTCCGGCGCGACGCGATCATGACATGCCTGAAGGCGATCGAGCTCGTCGAGTTCGGCGCCATCGATGCGGACCTCTCCTTCGACTTCAATCCGCTTGGCAAGGAAGACGAGAACGCTGCCGCGATGACGGCTCAGTCTAGGGCTGGCACGCTGGCGACGCTCGCGCAGATGCAAGCTATCAGCGCTGAAGAGGTGCGAGAGGCCGTCAAGACCGAGCCTGTCATGCACTTGGGCTTTCTCTCTGATGAGCCCCCGGACGGCGATCCAGAGGACTTCCAAGGCCTTCTCGACTCGCTCCAGAGCGCGACGGCGGCGATCAAAGCGCCAGAGGCGCCGCAGGCGAATCCGCCCGACGAGTCTCGACAGCTTCTGCAGTCGCTAGGGGGTGTAAGTGGCTAAGCCGAAGACGATCGCGGCCATCGAGCCGAATGCGGGGCTCCGGGCGGCGCTTCAGAAGAAGATCGCAAAGCTCGTCCGGGCCCGCACGCGGGCCGCGGCGGCGGAGATCTTCGAGGACCTCATCGCCTCCGGCCTGGTGGGCGAAGAAAGCCGCCTCGCGCAGGATGCGAAACCCACGGTCAAGGACTTCAAGGCCGTCGATCTGGAGAAGGCCCCGAAGCGTGCCGACACTGCGTATGCAGAGCGACTCGCTCGTTGGATGATCCACACGGGCGAGGACGCAAAGGCGGTTTCTAAATGGTTTGTCCGCACGACGGCGCAGCGCATTACCGCGAGCCAGCGCCGTGCGCTGATTCGTGCGGGCATCTCCCCTGAGCTCATCAAGAACCGCTGGACGGTTCCGGTCGTCAAGAACCGGTACATCTCTCCAGCGGCCGCGCAGGAGATGCCGAAGCTCATCGACGACATGACGGGCCTCATCACGAAGATGCAGGCCGACGATCTGGAGCGCCTTCGCGGGGCCCTTGACGCGGGGCTGAGCGGCGGAAAGACGATCGGAGACATCGAAGAGATACTTCGGCAGTCGGACGGCTTCACGGAAGCCCGGGCCAAGCGTGTAGCACTCGACCAGTCCGTAAAGGTGAATCAGGGGCTCCAGCGGGCCAACGCGCAGAGCCTCGGTGCCAAAACCGGCATCTGGGTTCACGTGCCCGGCATGTACAGCTCGCGCAAGACGCACAAGGCGATGGACGGAAAGCGCTTCAATCTCGACGAGGGGCTCTACGACGAGGCTGTCGGGAAGAAGGTTCTACCCGGCGTTCTTCCGTTCTGCCGATGCGTGTTCAGACTCGATATTGACGAATTGCTGAAATGATTCATGAAAGACTTGCTCTAGACGCGCAAAGCGTGCGCCGGTACGACAATAACGGCAACCTTCACGTCGCGGTCTCGCACCTCACGAAAGCGCAAGTTCGGCCCTACTACGGGTCCGAGATCATCGGGTGGCAGAGGCTCAAGCTCGAGCCGACCAAGGTTTACTACGGCTACGCGCCGCCCGAAGAGCTTTCGAAGCCAGAGACGGTCGAGAGCACGAATGGCATCCCGATCCAGCTCGATCATCACCCGGACTACGCGGACGACCCTCAGCTCAAGACGAGGGTCGGTAGCACCGGGACGGACGGCGCCTTCCGCGAGCCGTATCTGGACAACTCTCTGCATATCACCGTGGAGAACGCCATCCGGCGGATCCTAGACGGATCAATGCGTGAGCTATCCCTCGCGTACTCCTACACCCCCGACTTCACCTCGGGGAAGACGCCTGATGGCGATCCGTACGATTTTATTATGCGCGACATTTCCGCCAACCACGTCGCGCTAGTGGAGCAGGGACGCGCTGGGCGCGATGTGTTGGTGCAAGATAGTCAACTTAAAGAGGTAGGTCCTATGGACGACAAGGAAAAGACGACCCCCGCCACTGATGGCGATCCGGCCGTCGAAAAGAAGGAAGTGGCCCTCGCGCGAGCCATCGGCGAAGCAGCGAAGGGGATCGAAGACCTGCACACGCAGGATCAGGAGGGAAACGTGATCGACAAGCCCGCAGAAGACGAGCCCGTCGCTGAAGATGAGGACAAGGACGCCGCCATCAGGCGCATCCTTGACGACATGGTCGAAAAGGGGCTCAAGCCCGAAGACGCGAGGTCGTTCCTCGGTGCTCTCAAGGACCTCGCCTACAACCCGGACGAGGCTCAGGACGGCGATGAGGACATGGCGGAAGGCGCCGACGACGAGCTCGAACAGGCCGATGGTGCCGAGCCGGACGACTGCGAGCAGATCGTTCAGGACGGGCTCAAGGCTTGCGGCTACGACGCCGAGCCGGAAGAGCTTCAGCGCGCTTTTGCTGAGGGCGTCCGCTACGGCGAAAAGAAGGAGAAGACCGAGCCTGAGAAGCTCGACCGCGAGCACGAGCGCGAAGGCGAAGAGCGCGACGCCGAGGGTTCGGCCAAGCGCATCGAGCGCCGCATCATGAATCGCTTCGCGGCGATGGACGAGTGCGCCAAAACGCTTGGCAAGGTCCGCGCGAACGCGTACGACTCCGCCGAGAGCGTCTACCTGGCCGCCCTCCGGCAGGAAGGCGTGAACACGAAGGGCGTCTCCCCGCAGGCCGCCCGCGCCGCTTACCGCGCGTTCATGGCGGGCAAGAGTCGCGCTCGCAAGGGCTCTTTCGCTCAGGACTCCGCGTCCCGACAGAAGAGCAACCTCCTCGTCACCAAGCTCTCTCAGATTAAGAAGGGGTACTAATCATGGGCTTTCAGGCAGCTGTTAAGACTGATCCGGCCATCGGCATTCCGGGGCAGGAGGTCAATCCTCGTCAGGCCGTCTACACGGCCTTCAACTACGTCTCGGACGGCACGGTCCCGGCGGGCGGCTTCGCTTTCGCCGTAGCTCTGAACGGCACCTCCCAGACCGAGCAGAACGTCCTCTCGGCCAAGGCTGAGGCCGGTGCGAAGCCGGTCGGATTCGTGGAGCGCGACGTCATCGCGACGATCCCGGCGCCTACCGACGACGCAACGCAGGTCTACCCGAAGGGCACGTGCCCCCCGGTCGCCATTCGCGGCCAGTTCTACGCCATCGCGACGGGCGCGGCTACGGAGGGCCAGTCGGTCCTCTGCGACCCGACGACGGGCAAGGTCACCTATGGCACGGCTGGTGCGACGAATGACACCGGCTGGACGGTCGTCTTCCCCCGCGGCGTCAAGACGGTCGCCGAGGGCGACACGGTGATCTATCAGAACTTCGGCGTGGACAAGGCCGCCTAACGGTTTGATTGGAGAGATAAATGAGTTTTGATCTTGACTTTGCAAAGTCGCGCGGCATCTCTGCTCCGCATGCCGTCGGCTTTATGCCTTTCGAGGAAAAGGACGGACACATCGTCCTTAAGGACATTGACCTCCGCCAGCTCGCGCAGGACGCGGCGCTCTCGACGCAGCCGAACGTGGGCGCCCCCGCGGCTCTTTATACGTACCTCGACCCGCGCATCATCGAGGTGCTCTTCGGCGTCACGAACGCGACGCGCTTCTTCACGAAGACCCTCGTTGGCTCGTGGACGCAGGACTATGCAGACTTCGCGGTTGAAGAGGTCGCCGGTCAGGTCTCGCCTTACAACGACTTCGCCAACGGGACGACGACGGACGTGAATTACAACTTCCCCGTCCGCCAGAACTTCCGCTACCAGACGACGATTAAGTACGGCGAGCTCGAGACGGCCAAGCTTGCGGAGGCGAAGGTCAATCTGCCCGCTCGTAAGCAGAATGCCGCCGCCCAGATCCTCGCCCGTGCTGAGAACAAGTTCCAGCTCTACGGCGTGGCCGGGATGGAGATCTACGGCATGCTCAATGACCCGAATATCCCGTCCACGATCGCTCCGATCTCCGTGAATGGGAATTCCACCTGGGCGACGAAGGTTGCGGCCGATCCGAACAACGCGGCAACGCTCGTCTTCAACGACGTCAACAAGCTTTGGCAGCAGCTGACGGCGCAGAACGGCGGCCATCTCGACATTGACGCTCCGATCGTCCTCGGTATCTCTAATAAGATGATCGGCTACCTCACGCAGCCGAACTCTTTCGGCAAGACGGCCAAGGCGATGCTGCTCGAGAACTACCCGAACATGGAGATCGTGCAGCTTCCCGAGCTGTCGACGGCCGCGGGTGAGATGCTCTATATGACGGTCCGCGAGCTGTACGACGACGAGACCGGATGGGCGGCCTTCTCTATGGCTTATCAGCTCGGTCGCCTTGTGCCGCACGAGTCGTCCTTCACTCAGAAGGTCTCGGCTGGCACGTGGGGATGCGTCATCCGTAGGCCGAGCCTTGTGGCAACCCTTACGGGCATTTGACGATCTAGAGCAAAGAAAGGTAAGGGCTGCTAACCGCGGCTTTTTCTCTGCTCGGGAGGGGGCTTCGGCCTCCCTCCTCTTTTTTGGGAACGAATACTATGGCTCGCAAAACCACTAAGACCGCTACGAATACGCTTGGCATCGTCGCCGATACCTCAGAACAGGAAGTCGCGAAGGCCTCCGGCGCCTCGGGGGACGACGTCATCTATATCGCGTGCGGCATGCCTCTCGGCATCATCTTCGACGATGTGGACAATGGGAACGGCGGCACGAAGGTCGTTGAATTTCCGGGCGTGAACCACGCCCTCCGCGGAAAGACGAAGGGCATTCTCCTCGGCCGCGGCAATGCCGTCCTCGTCTCCGTCGCGCGCAAGGACTGGGAAGACATCAAGCGCAAGCACGGAAAGGAGCGCGCCTTCACTGCCATGCCGCCGCTCCTTTGGGAGATGAGGTCTGAGAAGGACTTCAAGGCGCGGCGCGACGAGATCGCAGAAATGAAGACTGGCGTTGAGCCGGTCGATCCGAAGAGCGTTGGCGTTGAAGAAGTGAAGCGAAGCGAGGTCTAGAGATGGACGTAGAGCTTGACATTGAAGAGTTTCGTAAGTGGTTCTCGGGGTTGACGGAAGAGGCCATTTCCGATGCCGTGCTTGACGTGCTTTGGCAGCAGGTGTGCGCGCTCCTCGGAAACACGGACGCGACGAGCTTCGCGCCGTACGCCCCGGACGCGACGCCGCCAGTGCTCGAGCGCAAGGTCTTGCTCTACTACGCGCTCTGCCACTTCGCCACGCTCGCGACCCGGGGCGATCAGCCGGGCCGCGTCGCAAGCGCATCCGAAGGCTCCGTCTCGACGAGCTTCGACCTAATCAAGAGCGACTCGCAGACGGCGCAGTGGTGGACGCAGACTCCCTGCGGTGCGACCTATTGGATGATGACGATGAAGTACCGCCGAGGCGGCCGTCTTTACTTCTCCTCGCACTACCACCCCTGGGGCTGACATGGGCATGAAGCTGAATGCCGCGGGGCTCACGGCGCGCTTGGGCAAGCGCTATGCGGGGCTCGTCAACCCTGGCGTGAGCCACGTCGAGGTGGGCGTCGCCGACGCCAGCATCGCACCATATGCAACGTACGTCGAGTACGGCTGGGTGCAGCGCGTGACGGGGAAGCAGTCGCTTTTTCTGAGCAATGCGATCGGCAAGCCCGTCCCCCGTCGAGAAGACGGGAAGCCCAACTTTCAGGCGGCCGCCATCAAGCCGGGCATGGCGCTCGTCAATCCTCCCAGGCCTTTCCTGCGAGGCACGATGGCCGCCGAGGCGCCGAAGTGGCGCGAGACGGCGAAGAAGGCTCTGCACAAGACGCTGGACAAGGAAAAGGCGCTCGCCATTCTCGGCAGGCAGGCCGCAGATGACGTCCGCATGACGATCACGAGCGGCGGGACTAGCAAAGAAAAGTTCCCAGAGCGCTCGTCGCTCACGCTGGAGCTCTACCGGCAGAGGGCGGAATCCAAGGGCCGTAAGAGCAAGGGCGGCGGGAACCTTTCGACAGCGAAACCGCTCGTCTTGACGGGCAAGCTCCTCAACTCTATCGGGTATGAAGTGAAATGAGTTCAGACGCAGGATCTCTAGGAATGGCCTTCCGGTGCGGCGTCGCGTTTGCCGCCGGGGCCCGATTTTCAGTGGGGCTCCGCTTCGTTAGTGAAGACGAGGACCTGAAATACCGAACGGCAGACAACGGAAACGTCATCGCGATCAAGGATGGCGAGGTTGTCGGAGGCGCGGGGGCTAGCGTCGGGCCGGACAAGATCCCGTCCTTCGAGTTCTTCTCCGCATCGGAAGAGCAAAAAGGCGAAGGGTTCACCAAGAGGGTCCGACAGTATGTCGAGACCTACGTCAGGGACAAGGTGGAGGCACAGCGGCATCCGAAAGGAATGCCGGACGACTGCGAGCGCATAGTCATGGGGCCGAAGCAAATCCGAGAGCTGACGTCGTTGAAGACGCGAGCCCCTTCTATGAGCTTCTTGAAGTTCGGGTCTCGTAGATACAAAGAAGCCCCGCAGCGACGTCCCTGCTCCCGAAGCAGGGGCCTTGCGGGGCCATCAACGGAGGCTCAACACCATCCGGCTATCTTTGTTGAGAACAACTTACATCAAAAGGTCACTTGAGTAAAGAGGTTTCCGGCATGGGACTGAATCTTCATCGCATCGTACGGGGCGCGATCAACGCCGCGCACCCGGATGAGGAGGTGCAGATCATGCACTCCGAAGGGTCCGTCCCGGACGAGCAAGGCTTTGCCAGGCCGCTGTTCTCCCGCATCACGGGGGTTATGGCTCAGGTGCAGAGCGAGGGAGACGCCGCGCTCTTCCACGCGGACAAGGCGGGCGCGAACTCGATTGTTAGGAGGTTCTACCTCTTCACTCCGAAGGCCTTCGCCGATCAGCCGGCCGGCATCTTCCGGCCGCTATCTCGCGCGGGTGACTACATCATCCGCAAGGACGGGACGGTCTGGGCTGTCGACGCGGTCATTGACAACTTCGCGGGTGTGAACTGGTTGTGCGTCCGCGCGACGCTACAGGTCCAGCCGCCAAAGGGGATTGAATGGGCATGATGATGCAAAGCCCGCCGACGACTGCGGAGCTTCTCTCGTATGCGTCCGTCTACAAAGCGGTCCGCGACTTTGAGATCCTCGTCATGCAGCCGCCGATCGAAGCTAGCCATGTGCTAGCGGGTAATCAGAATAACATTACTCTGCCGCCCGACCGAGAGTACGTAATCAACTCAGTCGTGAGTCATCGAGAGATCGGCACGCCCGTCGAGTCATACGAGTGGGATGAGGAGGCGCAGGCGATGCGCGTCGTGATCTCCCGCCTGGTCGAGATGGTGATGCAGGTCGACGCCTACAGCGATGCAGTGGAGACGGCCCGCATGAGGGCGGAGTGTGTGGCGACGGTGGCGAGGTCCACGCCAGCGTGCGACTTCTTCCGGAAGTACGGCATTTCGTCGCTCTATGCGGACGACGTGAGGAATACAACGACTGTTGTCGACGAGGATCAGTTTGTCCAGCGCTGGACGACGTCACTGCACTTGACCTACACGCACAAGGTCCGGCTCGACGTGGATAGCATCAGCGCGGTCACCGTCGGCGTGCAGAACGTCGACGTCCGTTTCCCGCAAAACTAACTTTTTTACGGACCGCCATGCGCGGCCATCATTGGAGGAATCATGTCACTTCCTGCTTCGCGGATCGTCCAGGTGAGTCCGCGCGTCATCAGCGGCGGCGCCAAAGATCTGGAAACGAACGGCTTGCTCTTCACGAAGAGCGCGCTCCTTCCGGCCGACCAGCTCGCCATGGCCTTCTCTTCGGCTTCTGCGGTCTCCGCGCTCTTCGGCCCCGAAGCTGAGGAGACGAAGTTCGCTCAGCAGTATTTCACCGGCGTGCAGAATCAGCAGTCGACGCCAAAGAGCCTCGTCATCGCCCGCCGCGTCGACGAAGCGGTTGCGGCGTGGATCCGCGGTGGCAAGCTGGGCGTCACGCTCGCAAAGCTCAAGGCCGTCACTGACGGCGCGCTCAAGATCACGGTTGACGGCGTCGAGAAGACGGCGACGGCCGTTGACCTCTCCGGAGCCACCTCGCTTTCCGCTGTCGCGCAGACGGTCGCGACGGCCATTACGGGCGTGACCGGATCCTACGATAGCAACACGAACTCCTTTACCTTCACGTCTTCGACGACGGGTGCGGACTCGACGATCGGCTACGCCTCCGCGGGCGACAGCGGCACGGATCTCAGCGCGATGCTTGGCCTCACGCAGGCTGGCGGAGCGGTGCTCTCTCAGGGCGCCGCCGCCATGACCGAAAAGGCGAATCTCGACGCGGTCTGCGAAGTCACGCGGAACTGGGTCGGCTTCACGACGCTCTGGCAGGGGGATCTCGAAGAGATCGAGGCCCTCGCCGCGTGGGCGGACGTCTATGACGACTTCGTCTACTTCCCCTGGTCGAGCGACGAAAAGCTCACGAACGCCCTAACGGCGTCCTCGAGCCCGCTCGCGCAGATCGTGGACAAGTATGACGTGGTCGCTCCGCTCTACTCCCCCGACTGGCGCCTCGCCGCTATGGCGATGGCCTGCGGCGCCTCCATCGCGTGGACTAGAACTCAGGGCATGAAGACGTGGTTCGCCAAGTACGCCTCCGGAATCGCGCCGAACGTCTTGGACGAAGCCTCCGCCGACGCCCTCGAAGCGAACCGCATCAACTTCGTCGGCAAGTACGCGACGCGGAACGATAATTTCCAGTTCTTCAACCGCGGCACGCTCTCGAGCGACTATTACGGCTTTGTTGACGTGCTATACGGAAGCATTTTTCTGCGCTCTGCAATCCAGACGAGCTGCATGAGCGGCTTCAAGAGCATCAATCGCGTCCCGTACAACGCCCGCGGCGAGGCGCTGATCCGTGCGTGGTGCCAGGATCCGATCAATCGGTGCCTTGACAGCGGCGTCATCGATGCGGGGCTCGAGCTCAATGAGTCTCAGCAGGCGCAGATCATGCAGGAGCTCGGTGACGACGGGCAGGACGCTATTCAGGCCATCGTTTCGAAGGGCTACTGGATCGGCGTGGACCTCCCGGACGCGGCCGGTCGCGCGAATCGCGAAGCGCCGAATGTGACGATCCTGTATGCGTACGCAGGCGCTGTCCAGAGTCTGCAGTGCGCCGCGACCACCGTGATCTAATGTCGCGAAATCGGTGAAAATTCATAGGCCCCGGCTTCGGTCGGGGTCTATCTTTTGAGAGTGAAAAATGGCAACTTCAAACTTCGACGTGACCTCTGCGAATGCGCAGCTCGTCTTGACGGTCGATCAGCTCTTCCCGAGCGGCATCGAGCTTCAGCACTTCAGCGCAGACGGCATCCTCTCGAGCGACGCGATCGAGATGACGGAAACCCGCCGCTCGGTGGACGGCCGCATGGTCGCGGGCGTCATCAAGAACATCTCGAGCGTCTCGATCGTGCTCGAGGCGGCTTCGCCTTCGGTCGCTAGTCTCGAGTACCTGCGCGACTGCATGGAAGCGAACAACACGCCGTACGAATGCACGCTGACGTGCTTCATCCCGTCGCTCGGCGTCACGCGAACCTTCGTCAAGGGCGTGCTCAAGAGCGCGCCTCCGATCAGCGCCGCCCAGCGCACCATGCAGCCCACGCAGTGGGGCTTCGACTTCGAGCGCGTGCAGTAAGGAGCTGAGATGGACGAGATCAAGATCCAAGACGGCGCGACCGAAAAGCGCTTCACCATCACGAAGATGAGCGCGTATCAGGCGGAGCAGTGGCTCTACCGCGCGGCTTTCGCACTTGGGCGCGGTGTGGACGACATCCAGCAGGTTTTCAGCGGCGATCCGCAGACGCTTCTGCGCTCGATCCTGAGCGTGCCCTATGAGAGTGCAAAGCCGCTCCTCGACGACCTGCTCTCCTGCTGCACCCTTGTGCAGGGCAACGCCCTTCGTCGGCTGACGTCGGCTGAGGCGTGCTCGGCGATCGAGAGCCCGCTCACGCTCACGAAACTCCGTGTTGAATCCCTGAAGGCCAACTTCGGTTTTTTCTTCGATGGAGACGCCTTGAGCTCCCTTATGCCGCAAAGTACCGAAACGCCTGCCTAAAAGTAACTGGCGTTGCGGGCTTTGCCAATGTCCCGCGGGTCTGCGGCGCGCTCATCGCCGCGGACCTCGCGAGCATGGTGGATCTTAAGGAGCGGCTGACGCTCGAGGAGGCCTATGAGCTTCTGGAGGTCTTGGAAGTCCGCAATTACCACTCGTGGCTCGCCGCCCAGAGGCTAGAGAAAGAAAATGGCTAACGCTATCGACAAACTTGTTATCTCGCTAGGCTTTGACAGCGTCGAGCTCAACGAAGGCCTGCGCAAGGCCTCCGGCGCGATCGCCGACTTCGGCAAGCGCGTGGAGCTCGACGGCCGCGCGCTGGACCGCCTCGCGGCGACGGCTTCGAAGACGGGCCTGATGATGGGCGGCGTCTCGGACGAGGTGGCTGAGCGCGTCATGTCGATCGGCACGGCCGGACAAAAGACCTCGCTTGTCATGGGCCGGGCGATGGACGGCATCTCCGCTCGTGTCGGCAAGGTTGGGGCGCTTCTGAAGACCGCCCTGGGGCCCGTGCTCGCAGTCTTCGCGGGCGGGAAGATCTTCAGCGGCCTCTCGCAGATGGGCGAGAGCCTCGACGTGCTGAGCGAGCGCACGGGCGTCGCCGTGGACAAAATCGACGCATGGGCCAAGGCGAACCGGGACGCAGGTGGCTCTGAGGAGGCTTTCAAGTCCGCGCTCGAGAACTGGACGGTCGAGAAGGGCCGCTCTGCAGACGACTTCTTCCGCATGGGTGAGGCCGTCAAGGGCATGAGCCAGCAGCAGGCCGCCTACTTTATGCGGGCGATGGGCCTGAGCCAAGACGCCGCGGCGGTCTTCACGAAGTTCACGGACAAGGCGTCGTCCGCCGCCAAGGCCTACGAAGGCATGGCGATGACCAGCGAGCAGGCCAAGGCCGCGCGCGAGATGAACATCCGCTGGCGCCAGTTCACCGATCAGGCGCAGGCCCTCGGGAATGTGCTTGGGGTGACGGTACTCCCGGTCGTGAACCGCGTTCTCAAGGTGCTCGGCGACGGCGTGGCCTTCCTGAGGGAGCACAGCAAGGGCGTGAAGCTGATCCTCGCCGGGCTGGGGGCGGTGCTCGCCGTCACTTACGGCCGGTCGATCATCCAGGCGATCGCGACAACCTCGACTTTCTTCAAGACGCTGAAGGCCGGTCAAGGCGTCATGGCGGCGCTCAATGCGACGATGCTCGCGAATCCCGTCGCGGCGCTCGTGGCAGGCGTCCTCGCGCTCTGCCTTGCCCTCGACGACCTGCTCGCCTTCCTTGACGGCGGGAACTCCCTTCTCGGGAAGTTCCTGAGCTTCATCGGCTTTTCTGATAAGCAGATCGACGCCTTCCGAAAGAGCCTGCTGAACTTCTTGCAAGTGCTCGGCGGCATCCCGGAGAAGATCGTCGGGGCGATCCAGTCCGCTTGGGACGGCGTCAAGGATTTCGGCAAGTGGGTCGGCGGCCTCTTTGACGGCGTCGACTTTTCGGGGGTCGGCAAGGCCCTTTCGGTGGGGATCCTGCTGCCGCTGAAGGTGATCGGGAAAGGCATCGTCGCGGTATTCGACGGCCTGGAGGTCTTCTTTACCGATCTGCCAACGAAGATAGCTAAGGGCATCCCCAAGGCGCTATCTTCGCTTTCCGGGCTTTCTGATGAAGTCGGCGCCGCCTTTATCAGGGCCTTCCACTCGGCCATCGATTGGGCGAAGAAGGCGTTTAAGGCGCTTGTTGGTTTGATCGGCAAGTGGGTCGCGAATGCACTCAATATCGGCGGCAAAGTGAAAGGGGTCGTAAGCGGAGCTGTTGATAGCGTTACGGACGGCGTGAAAAACGCCATGGGCGGTATCGCGGACATTTTAGGCTTCGACGCAAAAGGAAAGCCGAAAGAGGCATCAGCTCCGGCGCAGGACCCCAGCGGGAAGCCTGCGCCGGATGGTGGAGCCGCGGACGGCATCAAGGACCGTGTGAAGGGCGTCTTTGGCGGCATCGCGAGCTTCTTCAGGGGTGGCGACGAAGCCAAGGCGCCCGCGGCGGATGCGTGGGACTGGGGCCGATACGCCTCTGCGCCGACTCAGGCGGCGGCGGGGGCTATCGCGGCATCGCAGGCGAAGACCTCGCAGGCTCCGGCCGTGGCGAATCAAATGGAAATGAACGTCGTGAACAACATCCAGACGAACGGCAGTCCGGAAGACGTGGGCAAGGCCGTCGGCGGGGCGATGGACAACGCCCTTAGCCGCCGCAACAGGATGCTGGTCGCGGCGCAGTCCGGCGTGATTTCAAAGAGAGGTGAGGATGGCTGAAGTGTGGGCTGTCATCGATGACAGCGGAAACCCATTCTGCGGATATACGGCGCTCGACGGGTTCGAGGACAACTCGGCCGCCACGGTGCCGACGGAACCGCAGGAAAACGGGGCGCTCTACGCCTACGACAAGGTGCCGAACCCTTCCGAGTGCTCGGTGAGCCTTCTCTTCTCGGGGGACTTCCTCGCGCAGCAGGAGGCCGTGACGAAGCTTGAGGCGTACCGTCTCGGCACGCAGCTCTTCCGCATCCTAACGCCGAGCAAGGTCTACTCCCGCATGGCGCTTGTCTCCTACGGCTACTCTCGATCCGCGGTGAATGGCGCGAACGCGCTCGAAATTCACTGCGACTTCCGCGAGATCGTGTCGGCGCAGGTTGGCGGCGCGACGGTCGTCTGGTCTCCGAAGAGCGCGAATGACGCGGGGAAGACTCAGACCGGGAAAGTGCAAGGGGAAAAAAGACAAGGCATTGTCGCCGACTTGGTGAGTCCGAAATGATTGAAATTCCTCTTCAGAAACTGCCCCATCAGGAGTTCTCGATCGTGCTCGATGGGCAGAACTGCGTGCTCGAGCTCCGGCAGATGGGCTCCTTTCTGTACCTCACGCTGACGGCGGATGAGGTGAAGATCTGCGACTCGCACGCATGCCAGTCCGGGGAGCCGATCCCGGTGTGGAATACCCCGCTCTTCTCCGGGCGGCTCTTCTTTCAGGACGGCAACGGCAAGCTCAAGGCGCCGCAGTACGACGGACTCAGCGATCGATACACTCTCTACTACGTGACGGCAGAAGAATGGCAGGAACTTACAGCCTAAAGGACATCAGGGTTTCGATCACGCTAGACAAGGGTGGCGCTAATAATCAATTCGTCTTTCAGGGCTTCGCGACGAACGTCAGCCTCTCGAAGACGGGCGGCGTGGACTTTGCGACGGCCCAGGTCGAGATCTATGGCCTCACGCTTCCGGTCATGGGCCAGCTCACAACGCTTGCCTTCAAGCCCCTGGATCGCCTCTGGAATGCAATCGAGATCGCGGCTGGGGAGCGGGGCAGTGACCTCCCGGTGATCTTCCGCGGGTGCGTGACGGTGGCCTATGCGGACCTCAACGGATCGTCCCCGGTGCTCAAGATCGAGGCGCAGGTTGGCGCCTATCCGCTACTCGAGCCGGCATCTACGGTGAGCATCAAGGGCACTCAGGACGCGGCGACCTTCATCCAGTCGCAAAGCGCGCAAGCGGGCTTTGACTTTCAAAATGACGGCGTGAAGGGGACGCTCTCGGACACGACGATCTACGGCGACCCGATCACGAAGATCAGGACGGCTACCAACGCCATCGGGGCGGATGTCATCTTTGATGACGATAAGACGGTTCTGATCCCGAAGGACGGCGTGCGGCGCGCAGAGGGCGGCATCCCGCTCGTCTCAGCGGCGACTGGCATGATCGGGTATCCGGTCTTCACGAGCCAGGGCATCCAGTGCAAGACCTTCTTCCGGCCGGAGCTCCGCGTAGCCGCGGTCGTGAAGGTCGAGTCGATCGTCCCGCACGCGAGCGGAACGTGGAAGATCACGCAGCTCACGCACACCTTGAGCGCGCACAACCCGGGCTCGAGCACGTGGGAAACTTCTTTTGATGGCATGTGGCAGGGGGACTGATGACAGAAAGAACTCAGCCGCAAGGCGCCTTCGTATCTGGATCTCAGCTGAACGTCCTCGACTTTTTGATTCGGTCGATCGTCAAGGGCATGATAAATACGGCGATTCCGGTGCGAGTTGACGCAATCGAAAGGCCGGGCGATGGATCGGGCGCGGGGTATCTCTCCGCGACGCCTCTCGTGAAAATGCGGAGCGCGTCGGGCGAGGCCCTGGAGCCCGTCTCCATCCCGAAGCTGAGGTGGTTCCGGCTCCAGCATGGGACGGCGGCTCTCATCTGCGACCCGAAGCCGGGCGATGTCGGACTGGCGGTCTTCGCTCAGCAGGACGTCTCGACGCTCACGGGAGGGGCCTCGCCGCAACAGCCGGGGAGCTTCCGATGCTACGACATGAGCGATGGCTTCTACCTCGGGGGCTTCTGGGGGCAGACGCCGACGACTTTCGTGCGCATCGAGGACTCGGGAGATATCACGATCACGGCGCCGGAGACGGTCGTCGTGAACACGAACGCGAAGACGATCAACGCGACGTCGTCCTGCGACATAAACACTCAGCAGGCGACGATCAACACTCCCCAGACACACATCACGGGGAACGTGCAGATCGACGGGAACCTCTCCGTGAAGGGGCACATCTCCGGCTTGTCCGGGCTCTCGGTGAGCGGGGGCGGCGGCGCAAGCGTGACGGGTAGCCTCACGACGACCGGGGACGTTACGGCCGGAGGCATCAGCCTGCAAGGGCACGTGCATACCTGCCCAGACGGCGAGACGGGCACGCCTCACTAGGAGAAAGCATGACGCATACGGCCTACACGGCGGAGCTATCAGACGACTGGGATCTCACGGTGGACGGCAACGGGGATCTTTCGATGATCCGGGGCGCGCAGGCGATCTGTCAGAATGTCTGCAACGAAGGACGCCTCTTCTATCATGACGCGGTCTTCCGATGGGATCAGGGTATAAAGTGGTTTGAGGACCAGATCGCCCAGCCGATTCAGGAGGCCGTCACGACCGAGGATCTGCGCACGGCGGCGTCAAGCGTCCCGGGTGTGCTCACTGTGAACTCGGTGACGCTTAAGAAGCTGGATCCGGCGACAAGAACATTGAGCGCAGAGATCGAAATCACTACAGAAGAGGGCATGAATGGCCGAGCTGAAATTTGATCCACGGTCCGGCGTAGTCGTGCCGACGACCCAAGAGGTCCGCGACGATATCGCGTCTGGCCTGCAGGAGGCTTTCAAGACCAAAGACGGCGATCCCCCGCTGAACGTCGATCCGTCCTCCCCGATGGGGCAGGTCGCGGACATCATCACGACCGAGGCGGCGGCGAAGAACTCCGAAGTGGCCTTTCTGGCGAACCAATTGAACCCGCGCACGGCAACGGGCATCTGGCTCGACGCGCTCGCGGCGCTCTACGGCCTCACGCGGCACGTCTCCGAGCCGACCGTCGTCGTCTGCACCTGCACGGGCCTCCGGGGGACGGTGATCCCATACGGGGCGATCGTGCAGGATACTCAGGGCCATCAGCTCCGGCACAGCGTTGGCGGTGGCGTGACGATCCCGGACTCCGGCTCCGTCGAGACGACCTTTTCGGCCGTCGAGCACGGAGCTATCGAGATCGGACCGGGCACGGTGACGCAGATCGTAACCGTGATAGCGGGCTGGGATAGCGTGACGAACGCCGCCGCGGGCGTCACGGGCCGCGTCGCAGAGCCGGACGGCGAGCTGCTGAATCGCATGATCGAGAGCTATGCAGTCAACGCCAACGGGACCGTAGCGAACGTCCAGGCGAACCTCTCTGAGCTCGACGGCGTCCTCGACTGCGTGGTCCTCGAAAACTACACGAACCAGCCGCAACAGCAGTACGGCATCACCTTGACGGCGCACAGCATCGCGGTATGCATCGTGGGCGGCGACGACGAGGCCATCGCCGAGACGATCTTCCAGCGCAAGAGCGCCGGATGCGGGACGGTCGGAACGACGCAGGTGAACTACGTGGACACGGAGCACTTCAACGCCTCATACACGTACAACATCGTGAGGCCGACGGCGGTTGCTCTCAAGATCCAGGTGACTTTCTTCGCCGATAGTATGGACGCTGAGACTCAGTCGAAGGTCAAGAAAGCGCTCATCTCGGACTTCCTCGGCGAGCTCTCGAATCCGCGCGTGAAGCTGGCGACTACGGTCTACGCGAGCCACTTCTATCGATGCATCCAGAGCGTCACGGACAGCCCGATCAATCAAATACTCCTCGGACTCAATAACAGGGGGCTGGCGACGTCCATCGATGTGCCCGCGGACGAAAGTCCTACGCTCAGCGAGGAGACCATTTCGCTAGTCTTCGGAGGCCGACATGGCTGATACTCAGACTTGGCAAGACATCCTCGACGTCGATGACGTGCGCGACGAGGCCGACTTCGCGGACATGACGACGGACGCCATTCAGTCTCAGTACGCGCACGCGAAGCGCATCCGTGGCGTCGCGGAGAAGGTTCGGCAGGAGATCGACGCAACACAAGATATGGTGGATTTGCACGGCATGGTCGCGGACATGCAGACCGCGCAGGGCGTCTATCTTGATTGGTGGGGTCAGCGCGTCGGCGTGGACCGGCTTCTGAAAGTCAAGGGCGAGTGGTGCCGCTTCGATGATGATTACTACCGCTTTCTGCTCCTCTATCGAGCGCGATGCAACCTCGCCAACGCAACGGTCTCGACGATGAACAACATGCTGTCGCAACTGACAGATACTCGGGTATTCGTAGTCGACTATCAGAACATGTCGATTCAAAGCATCGTCGTTATCGGCACCATCAGCGATCTCCAAGCGCAGATCCTTCAAACCTACGGACTGCTGAACCGGCCCGCTGGCGTGCTGACGAACTTTCTTATCATTTACCCGGACGAGAAGATCTTCGGCTTCGCCGGGCAGGATCTGCAACCCTTTGACTTTGGGGTATTTAACCCCGGGCGAACGATTGAAACGTGATTCACTCAGCGCGAAGCCACGTAGCGAGAAAAAAGCAAACCCCGCAGGGCTGGACTCCTTGCGGGGTTTTTCGTATCTGATGAAGAGGATCAGACATGAAGATTTTACTGGAGATCAATCGGGAGGTGCGGATGTTGCTGAGCGAAAAGAATCTGCCGGCTCATGGCAAGGCGGCCGCTTGGGTGCTTGTCGCTTTGGTCGCGGCTGTAGCCTTTGCCATTGTGTGCTTTGGAATTAGCTTGCTGAAATAGCAAACCCCGCTGACGTGCAGGCCAAGCGGGGCTTTTATTGATCACCTTCACTGCGGGCGATCCATAGAAACAATTTTACTTCAGGTAATTGGCGTGCTGATTTTGTGCGGCATTGCCGGTTTTACGGCTTTGACTGCTGGTCTTGCCGTTCTCGTTTGGAAGAGAGTGTTCAAAGAATGAGCAAATATCCACCTCATCTTTTGTCGTGCCCAATTGCCCAAAACGGCGACAAGGCCGCAGTCCCTGTGACGGCTCAGGAAGCCGGTGCGGGGCGACTCAGTCAAGAAGAAGGCTGGGGGGCATGGAACTCCCGCCCTATCGGTGAGGGCGGCATCCCGCCGAAACGCGAAGACTTTAACTCCGTACTGAATTTGCTTTCGTCCTTTTTGGTTTACTACCAGCAAGGCGGGGTCATGAAGTACTCCGCCTCACTTGACTATGAGCCGGGCAATGAAATCTTCTCCGCCACGGGTACGAAGTGCCGGTGCCTCGTAGCGAACGGCCCCAACACCGCAAAGGGTGTAGTCGCTCCCGGATCGGATAAGACTGTATGGAAGAACCTTGATGCGCCATCCGTTATCGCCGGTCAGATCACGCCTTTCTACAACTGTCGGCTCGGCGGCTCTGACGGTCGCCGCCTGATCCCGTGGGGCGAGAGCGTCGCCGACGAGCGGTACGTACTTTGCGACGGCGGCACAGACGGCTTGGGCGGGAACGTCCCGAACCTGATGGATAAGTTCCTCCTGCCGAGCACGGTCGCGCAGGCGGGACAGACGGGAGGTAGCCTCAACCTCTCGATCCCGGGCGTGACCGTCAACGGCACGGTCGGGGAGACGGTGCTTACGGTCGAGCAGATGCCCGCGCACACGCACACAGGCAGTTCATCGACTGCGGGCGCGCATACGCACACTCGCGGCACGATGGAGATTACAGGCGCGATCCCCGTGGACGATCACAAGATCCGCTATGTCGAGGGGGCCTTTTATCAAAACGGGAACTATTCCAACTGCGACAACCGCGACTCAGAAAACGACTCTCCTCGCGCGTCCTTTGCGGCTTCGAGAACGTGGTCCGGGGAAACGTCGTCTGGCGGCTCGCACTCGCACACGATGAATCTAAACTCGACCGGTGGCGGGCAGGGGCATACGCACACAATCACGAGCTCATCCGAAGCGCAGACGCTCACGCTAGACCGTCCGCCTTTCTATCGTCTCGCTTATTTTGTCAAACTGCCGGAGTAGTAAGGCATGGCATCAAAAGAATTTCATTTCCATTACGTCAAAACGCCGACCGGAGCAATAAGTGGGCAGTCTGTCCTTACGCAGACAGAGGACGCGATCAATGACCTCGGCGACTATATGTTCGAGGCTACGGGCGACGCGACCGAGGCGTTGAATAAGGCTACTGAAGCGCTCAACACGGCGAATACGGCTCAGCAAAATGCGGCCGAGGCGCTCTCTACTGCGAATTCTGCGATTGGTAAGGTCAACACCTTAACCGCGACCGTCAATTCGTTTGATGGTCGCATCAAAAAGGCTGAGAGCAACGCGGCTAATGCCGTCACTGCGGCGACTGAGGCATCTAATAATGCCTCTCAGGCAGTCACAACGGCCAATTCTGCGCTTAATACGGCTCAGCAGGCCGTCACGACGGCCAATGCCGCGAAGACGATGGCTCAGAATGCAAGCACTGCGGCTACTCAGGCCGTGGGCACGGCCGGCGCGACGAATGCGACGGCGGAAGAGGCGAAGAAGATTGCTCGGCAGGCCGTGACCGACACGGACGGCATCCGCGAAGAAATCAATCAGAACATGGCCGTGATGACCCAAAAGGTAACCGAGGCCACGACGCAAGCGCAGAACTCCGCGTCCTCCGCCGCCCAATCACAGGCCAATAGTGACCTTTCCAAGCGTTGGGCGACATGGACAACGGGCGTACAGACCGAAGACGGCACTGTCTACACCGTGGACAACGACGGCTATTCTTCGAAGTGGAATGCTCAGCTCGCTCAGGCGTGGGCGGTGAAGACTGACGGCAAGGTGACGGAAAACAACCTGCCGGATGGTGCTGAGATCGACTACTCGGCGAAGTACTACGCTCAGCAGTCGCAGGCTAGCGCAACAGCGGCGGACGCCTCTGAAGCCTCTGCACTCTCTTCGAAGAACGCGGCGGCATCGAGCGCGGCGGCGGCCAAGACGTCTGAGACAAATGCCGCCAATTCTGCATCTGCGGCTAATACTTCAAAGACAGCGGCGGCAGGCAGTGCTACTACTGCAAGCACGAAGGCAACGGAGTCGTCTGCTTCTGCGCAAAAAGCGAAGGACTGGGCTTCAAAAGAGGGCGGCCCGGTTGAAGGCGAAGGCGCTACAGCAGAGTATTCTGCGAAGTATTACGCGCAACAAGCGAATCAGAGCAATAGCGTGAAGTACGTTGCTCAGACGCTTACGACTGAAGAGCAGTTGCAGGCTCGAACGAACATCGGAATGACGACACTAAGTAATTCCGAAATCGATGCCTTGTTTAGCGCCTAAGTTGAAGCTCCCCCGTTTAAAAACGGAGGATTCACCATGACACTCTCAAGGTTGTTTTCAGGGGGCAAAGCCGCCTGAGCGTCACCCAATCAATTGCACAAAAAAGCAAACCCCGCAAGGTTCACGGCCTTAGCGGGTTTTTTTCAAGAGGAAAAGACATGGCTGGATATTTGGATGCGTCGGGTCTCAAACATTTCAAGAGGAAAAACGACGCTACATATCTTGGCAAGCAGGAGAAGGCGGCTTCGGCGAAGGTCGCAGACTCAGTCGTTTGGGAGAACGTTTCCGGGAGGCCGGATCTATCTGCATTAATTCCGCCCGGCACGATCATCCACTACGCCGGGCGCACGGCCCCGAGCGGCTGGCTCATCTGCAACGGCGCGAATGTGAGCCGAACCGACTACGCGGCCCTTTTCGCGGCTATCGGTACGATCTACGGTGCCGGCAACGGGTCGACAACCTTTGGCCTGCCGAATTTGAACGGTCGCTTCCTCGAAGGCACTACCTCGACGTCAGAAGTCGGTACCTATAAGTCAGCTGGGTTACCGAACATAACGGGCGATTTCCGATGCGCAAAAGAATGGAGCGGGGCGCCCTCAGCTACTGGGGCTTTTAATCGAGTAAGGGAGGAAGGACGCGCTCCGGGCGGTGGAGCCGATAACGGGTGCCTTATCGATTTTTATGCTTCTCGCGTTCACAGCATCTACGGAAGCTCCAGTTCTGTGCAACCTCCCGCAATGGTGGCTTTGATACTCATCAAAACTTGATGAGAATCAGAGTGGCCAGTGAAGGCGGCTGAATTGAAGAACTTCCATAAAGGGAAGAACTGCTAGACGCTCTGAAATTCACTGTTTGCCCCCAGTCGTCAGAAGCCTGACCAGCTCCGGCGAGTGAGTTCCAATACCCTGCGTTGGAAAAAGCGCCAGACGGATCAATTCCTCCTCTATTCCCCTTACGAACGTAGCCTAAGCTACCAGTGATGTTCGGCCATTCAATTTGGCGTTTTCGGGGCTTGAGCGCGTTGCCTCAGCAGTGTGCCAAGCCCCACAGATCGGAAGCGCTATGGCTAAGGGTTGTCGCTGCGGCCATTGGGAAGCAGAGGCATCAGCCCGGCACTTCGGGCACAGTGCTCAAGGTAGTCGCTCCACGCCCGCATGACCGCTCGTCTTGCGTCGAGTTAATCGCTCCTTTGATAGGCGCGGGATACCTGAGAACCTGAGACGTGAGAGAGGCAGGCTTCGGCGACTTCGAAGGGTGTGCCCATGTCCGCCATCCAACAGCGGGCCATAGAGCGCAGGCCGTGGGCAACCAGTTTCCCGGCGAGCGTGGTTCCGTGCAGGTACTTGGCGAGTGCTTGGGAAGAGATGTGGGAGCCAGGGTCTCTCCCGGCGAAGACGTAGGAGCTTCTGGGATGCGGGGAGAGGGTTGCTTCCTTGGCGAGGAGAAGGCGCATGAAAGGGGTCAAGGGGACACGGTGCAGGCGTCCCCTTTTCATCTCAGAGGCCGGAATGTAGAGGGTGTCGCCGTCGATCCACGCCTTCCGGAGCTTGGCGGTTTCTCCGGGCCGGAGCATGGAAGCGAGGGACCAAAGAAAGAGCACTTGCATCCGCATGGTGGCGTCCTTAAAGACATTCATCACTTTTGGCAAATCGCGCCATGAGATGGAGGGCATGGGCCGCACAATTGGAGGAGCAAATACCCGACTTACGCGGTCAATCGGGTTGTGCAGGATGTATCCAGCGCAGACAGCTAAATCCATGATCTCTCGCGTTCGCATTAGAACCCGCTTGAGTGTGGCTTGATGGCCTTCGGCTTCGATGTGCCGGACGGTGGCAATGACAAGAGGAGCGGTGATCTCATCGAGCTGACGGCGACCGAGGGGGGAGATGACATAACGCTCAAGGCGGCGCTTTTCGTCCATGTAGGAGGTGATTCTGCCGCGCTTGAGATTGCACCACAGGCGGAAGGCGTCTGAAAGGACGTATCCACGGGGCGGCTCCTGCCCCAACTCCTTCCGCTTTCTGCGGGCCAGTTGCCGGGCCTGCATCAGAGAGACCTCGGACCATCGTCCGAGGCTCAGATCAGTAACCCTGCCTCCGTAGGAAATGCGGAGACACCAACTTTTGACCCCCGAGGGGTGAACCCGAAGGGTGAGGCCGTGGCCATCGGTCACGGTGTATCGCTTTTCACGCGGTCGCAAGGCCGCAATTTTTCTTGTAGAGAGGTTTTTCGACATGAAGCCCAATGAGATCAAAGAAATCCCGCACGTCGATGAGGACGGCTACTTTGATGGCATGGTGGCCTGCATGGCCGACGCGAAGGGCTCGCTGATGCTCGGCGCGGACTGCTATGACATCGCCGCCCCCGAAGACGATGGGAAGCACTTTTTCAAGCTGTCTGCCGACAAAAATGGCTGGGTGGCGGAAGCTATTCCGCAAACAGTCGAGGAATGCGTCGGCATCGTGCTCGATCATCACAAACAGACGGAAAGAATTCACAAACTCCGCACGGCTTTCGATGAGCTCACGAAGAACTCGACGACCTATCGCCTGGTCCAAGACCCGGAAACGAATGCCCGCTCGATCGAAAAGATTCCGGAACAGACTGTTGAGGAAGCGCGCTCCGAGAAGATGCGGGCCCTCGACTCTGCCTTTACGTCTTGGTATGAGGACGGCGCGACACTAAAGTCTTCTCTGGGCTTCGAAGCCGACTCGGACTCCCGCGCCATGCAGGACGTGAACGGCCTAGTCACGGCGGCGGAATCTTCGGCCGCCTTCGTGGACACGGAGAGCGGGGGCGGTCTGATCTTCATGGACGCCAACAACGTTGGGCATCAAGTCAGTCTTGACCAACTCAAGGCTCTGCAGCTCGAAATTATTCAGGCCGGACAGGCAGCCTATCAGGAAAAATGGAAGCTGCGCGACGCGATTGAAAAGGCGAAGACGAAAGAGGAGCTGGGAAAGATCGTCATCGCCTTCCATCCGGTTGACTTCTCTACGAAGTGATGCGGCGCTATCTGAAGCAGGTGCTCATCGCCTTTGATCAGCTCATCAACGCTCTCCTGGGCGGGTGGGCTGATGAGAGCCTCTCTGCGCACGCATGGCGACAGCACCTAGAAGGGAAACGAAATTGGCCGTATTTGCTCATCGATGCGATCTTGTTCTTCGATGGCAATCATTGCCGGACGAGCTATGAGAGTGAGCTAGAGCGGACCCAACTGCCGCCCAGCATGAAGCAAGGATGCGGCGCATAGCCTGTTCCTGCCTATCCACACCTACCGACGGCCGAGGCAAGGAATTCCCGGCGTATCGCCGGAGGATAGGCCCCCGCAAGGGGTGTAGAAACGACAAAGCCCAGTGCGCTAACACCGGGCTGAGTCTTTGATGCAAGGGGTGGTTATGCATGCTTTCACTCTTGCTTCGTGTCAGATTATGCCACACGACATCGTTGTGGTGACAGGGGTCGTTCTCATCGGGAGGGCGGCCCCTCTTGCTATCTGCCTTATCCAGCCCGCCATCGCGCGGGCTTTTTTATGGGTGAATTGATGCTCTATGTGAAATGGGTTTGTCTGTTGCCGCTGAGCTTCGTCATGGCGGTCGTCGGGAGGGTGCTCGCGCCGATCCTGCCGTTCTTCGCGAAGTCAGACGGCTATCTGCCCTCATGGCTTTCGTGGTTTCAGACGCCTGACAACCCTCTTGATGGCGACAAAGGCCATTGGGAGCGCTGGCCGGGCGTCTCGGCGTGGGCCACCTACAGACGACGGGTTGCGTGGCTTCTCCGGAACGTCTGCTACGGCTTCGATATCTCGGTGCTCGGGCAGAAGACTAAGCCGGGAGACTGGCTCGACATGGACGGGCAGGAAGGCGTGTCCGATCAGCCTTACGGAAAGTCCGGCTACTGGCTTAAGCGCGTCTATCGCGGCGAAAAGCTGGCCTGCTGGCACCTCTATGTCATCCGGCAGTGGAGCTTACTGCCGTCGAAGTGCCTGCGCATTTCAATGGGATGGAAGCTCTTCAGCTTTGACGGCTTGAAAGAGGAGACGCATCAGCTCACCTGCTATTGCAACCCTTTAAAAACTTTCAAACAGTAAGGAGGTCGTTATGACTAAGGAAGAAGTTCTCGCCAAGCTCAAGGAGCTCGGTCTCGACGTGAACGGCGCAACGGAAGAAGTGATCCAGAAGGCGCAGGCGTGGCTTGAAGACCAGAAGGCTCAGCTCGACACCGAGACGCGCCGCAAGGTGCGCGCTTTCTGGATCGGCGTCACTGCCGTGGGCATTGTCCTCGGCATCGCTGCAGGCTGGTTCGGGCGCTCCATGATCGGGTGACGCCATGCACTCGCTTCTACCGGTAGGGGCGGAGGCGGCGTGGATAAAGATAGGTGCGGTATTGGGGGTGATCTGGGGGGCGACTCTTGAGAGTGTTGCCCCCTTGGTCTATTGGTATCTGGCCTTCATGGCGGCCGACCTTCTCACCGGGATATGGGCCGCCTGCCGGACCGGGACTTTCAGCTCAAAGCGCCTTAGCTTTGGGATGGCGAAGAAGGGACTTGCCTTTTTCATCATCACTCTTGCGCACGGGATCGACGTGAGCTTCTGGTTCGTGCTCCACGACATGCCACTTTTTCAAAGCGTGACGCTCTGCGCCTATGCCTGCGGCGAATTCGGCTCGATCGTCGAAAACATCGAGCGGGCGGGTTTCGGAGATGCACTGCCTCCAGTCCTCAAGAAACTTTTCTTGTCGCTTGAGAAGCGCCTTGAGAATGCCGTGGACTCCAAGCTCGATCAGATCGGGCTTGATGATGAGGAGAAAGACAAGAAGACCAAATAGCAAAAGCCGCTCGGGAGCGAACCGGGCGGCTTTTTTTTGTTCTTTACGAACTCAACTAACAAGAGGATTGTACCAATGAACATTGAAGAGCGCATAGCTCGCCTGGAAGGTTTTATGAACAAGTTTGAGGAAGAGCGTATTCGAAGTGAAGAGCGAACTCGCATAGAAATCGAACTTGCGGAGGCGCGACTAAAGAAGATGCGTCGCATGTGGGAGTTCTTCAAGGTAGTACTGAGCCCGATCATTGCCGCCGTTGTGACGGCAATAGTCATGCAGTACATACAAAAATGAAAATCAGAATACGCAAAAGCCGCTCGGAGGCGAACCGGGCGGCTTTTTTATAGGCAATTGTTTCGAGGGCCTATGGGAGACATTTTAAATGCTTTGAAGATCGGAGAGCTCATGACTGCAGATGATTTGACATGGCAGGCGACGGCCATCCTGGTCGTCCTCATCGCTTTCGGTGTTGCCGTCGTCGCGTGCGTCGCCGGGAAGGCCGTGAAGATTTGGCGTGATGCTCTGAAGTGAGGGACTATGACCGCTCGAGGAATTCGGAACAACAACCCGGGGAATCTCCGGCACGGGGAAGACTGGCTCGGACTTGCTCCGGTGCAGGATGATCAGAATTTCTGCACATTTACAGAAATGCACTTTGGTGTGAGGGCGCTCCTGAAAACCCTTCGCACCTACGTAGAGAAGCGAGGATGCGACACCGTGAGCAAAATCATCACCCGATGGGCTCCGGAAAATGAAAACGATACGGCCTCATATGTGCTTCATGTCGCGACGGCCTGCCGCCGTGATCCGGATGAAGGTCTGAACTTCGAGGCCGACCCGCTCCTCTATCTGGACATCGCGAAGGCGATCGCCCGACATGAGTGCGGCGTCGATGCTGAAGCGATCACGGATGATGCGTGGGAAGTGGGCCTCAAGGAGGCCGGGCTGTGACCTATCTGAAGATCGCGGGCGCACTGCTTGCGGTGCTTCTGGCTTTCGGAGGCGGCTATCGCTATGCCGCCGCGCTCTACGAAAAGGACGCGGCCGAGCTTCGGGAAGCCGAGGCCGTGGCTCGTGCCGATATGGGGAGGAAGCAATATGCGAAGATGGTTGAAGCGCTGGACGCTCTTGCCGGCCTGCGCGGTGAGCTTGCCGATGCTCGCGCTGATGCTGAGCGGGTGCGCCGGGCATATGAAAGTCGTCTGCGAAAAGCCAGCGCCGCTGCCTGTAACGCTGAGCAGGCAGCAGTTGCCCGATGCGAAAATCTTCTCAGAGAAAGCGTCGGACTTATCGAAGAAGGTCGCAGCCTACTTCTTAGAAACGCCGCAGTTCACGACGCCCTAGTGTCTACTCACGATTAA